TATTGAACGTATCCGCCTTCATCAGTAATTACTTCTTCTAATTGGAATTCACCTTGAATAAGATATTCTCCATCAAATAAGACTTGGCAATCAATTGAATCAAAGAAAGCAGGTATGTCTTGTGCACCTACTTTATATGCACCTTTGAAAAATGCATTATTTTTTCTCGTTCCTGGTAATTGAAATGTTTGGGAACCTACGCCATATATTTCTCCAATTGATGTATTTTCAACTGCCGAAATGTCTAAACGCAAGGGGATGTTGCTATCAACATCCAAATCCTGCCATTGTCCATTGTAATAGACTCTAAGTATTAAATCACCTCCCATTATGTTCTACTACGTTTTGGATTTGATAATCTGTATTTAATTGTATATTTGAACATTCTTTGTCCTGCGGGATTAGTTCTATATTCTTCGTTAGCGTTTTCTATTACTATACCTATAAAATTATTCCCTTGCTGAACAAAAACGTTTGGTGATTCAAATAATTCAAATAACCAATTTGATTGTTCTGTGCTTAACCAATCAGTTTCTACTTCGAATTTATTTTCAAACGAAGCATAATATTGTGTTTCACCACGTCTCGAATATGAATAATCTACTACGCCATTGGTTGTAGAATAATTTACGTATGGTGCTTTATATGTTTTTCTATTAAACGATTCTCTTTGTCTATCTACTAATGTAGCCCTATAATAATCGAATACGCCTAATTTGTTTATGAATGCAAAGTTTCTACCTTCATAGAATGCACATTCTTTATTTTCAAACAAATGGTAATCACTACTACCACCGCTATAATTTACTTTTATACTATAATACGGATTTGCATTTATATTGGTTCCTAATGTTGATGATAATGCAGTTAGGTTAGGTATTCCAGCGGGTATATGTAATAATTTATTTGCAACAACATCCGCAGTATAATTTGTATTATTGAATGTTTGGTCGTATATTGACGTTAGATTGTTGTTGTATACATTAACAATAAATGAATCAAGTGTGCCTTTAGATGCTATAATATTCAGCGAAGATAAAGTCATATAATCACTTGAAGATACTATCAACGCACTCTGTTTCGTTCCTTGATTTATTGTTCCTACTACGTTTGAATTGTTAGTTAACACATCATATGAACCACTATCCCAATTAAACATTCCACTATCGCGTTCTTGAACTGCTGGAATAAATGTTGTAGATGATGATAATGAAGCACTAACGTTTATTTCTTGAACTAATGACGATGAAACAGATGTTCCAAATTCTTCACCGAATACAATTTCGAAATTACGTATGTTATTATTAGTTGAATTAGTAATGTCTTCAATTAACCAAGGGGTATCATAAGACATATGGTCGTCAAGTAATTTACTTACTTCAAATACACCATAACCACTATTATTTGGAACCTGCTTTATTTGGGTTAATATATTACCAATATCATCTTTTATTTCACAAACGTATTTGAATTGTGGTGCGGATGATGAAACCGATTGTAATGTGTATATTACATCGGCTTGTGTTCCGTTAGGTAATGTAGGCGATTGGTTAATTATGACTGCCATTTAACTATTTTTTTCGTATGCTATTACTAATGTTTCATTTATGTCTTCACTTACCGCTAATTCTAATAAATCGGTTCCGTGGGATTGCATTATTTGTTCTACCGCAGGTGCTAAGAATGGACGTGCTTTAGGATTTGTTCCTCGTTTAGCTATTTTTTTAGCTATTGCAATTGCGAATCCGTCAATTGTAGTGCCGGCTTTAGGTGCTAAGCCCCTACGTTTAATCCAATCTTTGATAGGTGCTATTGGAGGAATACCTCCAGCCTCTCTACCTAATCCTTTTTCTACTACAACTCCATACCATTCGCCTACACCTACTTCACCAACTAAATTTTGTTCATCTACGTTAGTGTAAATAGATTTAGCTAAATCGCCTGATACGTAAGATTTGTTTGCTATTAAATTATCAATAGCTTGTTCCTTAACTAATTCAGTTATTTCACGTAATGCGATTATGGTATTTTCGTTTTCCATTTATGCTTGAGGAAATTGGCAATAATCCCATTTTCCGTCGGTAATTACTTGAATGTTAGAAATCCAGCCATAAGCCCTATCTTGGAAGGCTTCTAATGCTGGAATTATACTTTGCAATTGTATACCTATTTCTTGTTGGTATTGTCCACGATTAAAATATGAAATTATATCATATGAGGTTTGTTCCATCAGCGACATTATATCTAAAGCGTTTTCATTAGATAATTTAGGAACATCTAACGCATACATTTCAAATGTTAAATTCCTAACATTGTTTTGTAAACCATTAGATTGCATTGGACGTAAAAACACATATGGATAAGCTACGTTTTGTGATGTAGCATCTAATAAATCTAAACTACCATAGTTAAACGTATTAACATTTAAGTGTGCACTACAAGCGTCTTGAAATATACTTACAACTTTTTGATAGCTATATTGTGCCATTATTTAGGTATTTTTTGTGTTTTTAGTTTTTTAACTTTAGATACGTCAATCGTTTTCATCACCTCTACAGCCACATCCTTTTTTTTTTGTGATATAGGTGCTATTGGCTTAAAGAATTCACCGCCGGCAACGATTTGTCTTACGTCTTGTTTACTAATGCCTACCATAGAAGCCATTTGTGATAAGCCAAAACCTGCTTCGGCTAAGTGTAATACCTTATCTCTAATTTCGTCTGATGTCATATTATATTATTTTTCTTTGGTTTTTCTTAGTTTGTCGTTCTACTTCTTTATTATAATCGCTGTCTATAGCTAAATAGTTTAATACGAATATAAAATTTAAGTCAGTAATATTGTTTTCTCTTGTGATATTGAGTATACTTGATTTGGATAAAGAATAGATTGTTGCAAACCAACCCCAATGTTCGCCAAATGATTTAGGTTCATTGTCGTTATCTTGTCCCTCATCTTCAGTTGCTTCGCTGTTGAAGATGGAATCATATTGTTTATATACTCGCTGTAGGTTGCTAAAAAAAAATCCAACGCACCTTGTGCAAACGATATAGGCATTGCTTTCATTAACAATCCGTTTTCATACCTATCCTTATTATTGTAAGGTTCTAATTCGTATGATTTGAATATGTTGTTAGATTTGTTATTTGCAATTTTAATTTTGTTAACTATATTCCACCCTATATCTTTTAATTTATGTTTAGTAATTGGGCGATATAGTATAGCCATTATTTCGTGAAGGTTGTTCATAGGTTCCTTACATAAATTTTGTAAGTCAACTACTTCGGCTAACGACATATTGTTTATGTTTTGATAACCAAATAACATTCCATTCCATTCGAATATAGGGTAAAATAATGGTTCGGTTTTGCTGAATGCAGTTATATCCTTAGATACAATTTGTATATCATTAACATTCCATTTTTTAATATCGTCTTCACTTATATCAGCTATCAACGATATGACTTTAATTGCCTTATCTAATTCGCTTAGGTGTTCTAAATTACCTAATTGTTGATAATGGCTAATCGTAATGTAGTCAGGTATTGTTAATTTTAATTTCATCGATTTATAAATATGAACGTTTTAAGAAAATGATTTGTTATCGTTTGTCCCTAATTTGTTTTAATAGCGTTATTATATACCATAACATTACTATTGTTGTTAATTGATGTAAGTATATGCTAAATTCTGTTCCCATAATGTTTAATTTTTACCGATATAAATTCGGTTGGTTCTAATTTCGTTTCGTGCTTTGTTAGCTAATAATAATGCATCTACCATATCATCTTTCTCTCCATTTGGATGGCTAAACGATATTTTACCATTTTGAGATAATTTGTATGTGTAGATACCTAATTCTTTATTTAATTGTTTATCTAATTCCTTAGTTGGTAATTCGATGTTTTGTAATTCTATATCTTCAATCAGCGAACGAACAATTTGTGTTTTGCTATCTTGTGTTGTAATAAATTTTTGTAAGCGACGTTGTTTTGGATTTAGTAAATCAAACATTGCTTGCCCTATACCATTGCATTCTACAAAACCACCCACTATGTTGAAGCGAGACATTCGATGTAGAAATTCGTTGGCTATCGTTGATATATTATCACCATTGCGTCTGTCAATGTGTAATACCCTACCTGCTTCATTCATAATACATAATACAGAATAATCATCACTAAGTCCTGTATCCACGCCTACGAAACAACGTTCTCTACTTTCGTTAACATAATTATTTACTACGCTGATAGCATCTATGCCACGGAATACTTCACTACCACCATCAGTAAATTCTGCCATATATTCTTGTTTGAATACATCTTCGGGTAATGAACGTCTTGCTTCCTCAACTAATTCTTGGTTAATATAAGGGCATTCAGTAAGTGGAAACGACATTGATATAACATCGTCTTTGGTAAACCAATTATAGAAATGATTTTTACCTTTAGGCGTTGATATCATTAGACATTTCTTGCCTGTTGGGTTCAGTGTTGGTAATAATATACTTGATATTACTATTTCCTTTAAGAACGCTACCTCATCTAATACTAAATAATTAAAACGAAATCCACGTATGCTATCTGTTGAATCGCCACTTAGGAATTTAATTGTAGAACCATTTAGGAATTGTATTGTGCCTTCGGTTTTATTACTTGCTACAATAAGTTGGTGTGCCGATGTTGTTATTTGTTCAAATACACTTCGTGATTGTGAATGCGTTGGTGAACACCAACCTGCTTTACATTTATGATTACCTAATACCCAATATAATAATAAGTTTATTCCTAATAATGTTTTACCTGAACCACGAGGTGCTGAGATTGCACCATATAATGCTTCGTTATCAGCGAATGCATTTATGAATTGTTTTTGTAATGGGTAGGGTGTAAATAAATTAACATCCATTATTTGTTTTCTTTATACCACTTAACGTGGTTTTTTCTATAACCTAAGGGAAGACTATTCAGTCTATCGTATTGATTCCATAAATAATCATTTGATGACATAGCGAATATACCTACTCCACCTAAGTATAAGTTAATGTAGGGATTCAGCAATACACTGCGTTCTAAAGTTGGGACAAAGTATTCACTACACATTACATAGGTATTGTCATAGTTAACGTTTGTAATCGCTTGTTTTTGTAGTATGGTAAGTAATCTACCTTCAAGTATTTTATTACGTTGCCTTCTATGTTTTGCTATTGAACGTCTTGTTTCCTTAGATATGTTTTTTATACCTAATTCATACCACGTTCCCATTAAAGCAAAATCATACCATCCTATTATTTCAGTTGGTTTAATTAGTCCGTATTTAGTAGATAATATGTAAATGTCTCCACCGATACGTTCTGCTAATGCCCACGATTTTCTAAACAATGGAGAATCCCAATACATTTCTTTTGCTGGGCATTCGTATGGTTTAGATGTTTTGGCACACTGAATTATAATTAGGTTATTGTTGTTCATTTTGGAAGTAGTTTACCCCATAATGTAATAAAATTGTTTGTGGATTCCAAACTTGCGTTGTGCAAGTGTTAGTGAAATTGGACTTTCCTACCATATGTTTTACTTATATAAGCTAATTGTTTTAATTCTTCTATTTCTTTAGTTAACGCAACTGCGTGTTCATACAATTCAGCACATTGTTCATAAGCCTCTTGTTCTTCTAAATGTTTAATCATTGTTAAGATTACCCATCTCGTTTCTTCAAAGAATTCTATACCTTCATCAAATGTCTTAAATTCCGGTTTCTCCATCATTACCCCAATTTAAGTTAATTTGTTCTACTTTTACGTCGGCTTCGATTTTAGAAATGTCGTTGCCCGTGTATTTCATTATTTGATTTACCGCTTGTTGTCTTATTTTAGCATCGTCGCTGGCTAATAAATTGTATAGTTCGTCGGTAGCGGGTTCAAGTAATTTATTTAGTTTTTCCTTCCATCCGTCGGTATAACGTTCTCCTGCTTGCATCCAATATTTTGTATATTGCATTTCGCTTTTGTCGTTATACATTTTTTTACAATGTTCTTGCCATTGATTATGAGTGTATTTATGTTTATAGCGGAGATTAAAGCAGTCTTCTACTCTTTCCTCCATTTCTGCGTTAGTTATCCTATTTCCAGCCATATTGATATATTTTTGATATAAATATAAATTACTTAAACGTCTTGGTTAGTAGCGATTTTGGTATTCTCCACGTGAAATTAGTGTTATCTTCTAATCCTCCACTAATAACAATTGTGCTACCCTCATCTATCATCGATGTTATGAAGAATAATGCATAGGGCACTAATCTACTTATAAACGGCTTGTATCCTACATTTATGATATTTAAGTCCTTATCTAATTTAACAGCATAATGGTTGTAGCATCTATGTTGATATATTTTAGTATGAACAAGATAGATATAACATTGTTCTTCTTCAATCCAAATAGGTGCCGAACTACCCCCTACCGATACCGCCTTAGTAAAGTATAATTCATCTTTAGGGAACATATGGTTGTAGGAATTTTCTACATCAATTATTTTTTCAAACGTTAATGTATCCCAATCAGTTAATTTATATACT